GCCTTTCGTACATTCACAATTTCGCTTAAAGGGCGGACTTCTCGATTCTGAGAGGCCCGCTCTTTTTGCGTCCAACACAAAAAGGAGCGTAATGACATGTTTGAAATTTGCAATGACAAGACTTATTTTCTGGCCGAAACGACCGCCAAGAACAAAACAATCGAAATCACCCTCGTGAAAGACAGCCACGGTAATCTTCTGAATGAGCACGAGATTAAGCTTGACCTCTGCCGTGCAGTTCTCGAATTGCAGCGCGGCGGCTATATCGTCACGAAGGTCCGTGCCCTTGACTACGACATCGAGAATGTCGTGGATGTGTTCCATCTGCCGGAGTTTGAGGAGGCTCGCGAGAACCCGATGCCCGATATTGTATCCGGCGTTATCACCTCGAACTTTGATTCCGGTGCATCGTTCTATCTGCCGTGCAAGGTGAACAAGAAAACCCGTGAGGTGTTTGCTGTGGAAGTTCCTGCACAGCCCTGCGACGATGACTCGTTCAACAACGCAACCGTGAAGGTCGATGGCGTTGACCGCCGTCTGCTCAATCTCACCGACATCGTGAGCGAGTATGACAGCGATGACTACGACGGCGTTCTCGATGCTCTGTATCGTGTTCAGGCAAAGAACGATTACTGGGAGAACGACGGCGAATCTCTGACGGAGCTCATCCACAAATACCGTTGGTATATCCTGAAAGATGCCCTGATGCAGCGTGGCCGCGATGCCGTCACGGATTTCATCGGCACCGACATCAGCAGCAGCGAGTTCAGCCGTGTCCTCAATGAAACGGAAATGGTGATGCCGGACGAAACCTTCGAGAAATTCTGGGAAAAGTACATCTGACCAATACCAATGCGGTGGGGCAAGACACTCCACCGCATTTTTTCGCAAAAATACGCAAACAAACCCACTGTCTAAATCAGACAAGAAGGAGAACCATATGAGCATTTCACCGAAAAACGAAGCATCTCAGAACAACAACGCCAAACGCCGCGACTATATCTCGTGGGACGAGTATTTCATGGGCATTGCGATGCTGTCCGCGATGCGCAGCAAAGACCCGAACAGTCAGGTGGGCGCATGTATCGTGCGCGACAATAAAATCCTGTCTCTGGGGTACAACGGTATGCCGATTGGCTGCGATGACGATATCATGCCTTGGGGCAGGGAAGGAAACGAACTCGAAACCAAGTACATGTATGTCTGTCACTCGGAGTTGAACGCTATCCTCAACGCCGGGAAAGACCTGCACGGGTCCACGATGTATGTCACGCTTTTCCCGTGCAACGAGTGTGCGAAAGCAATCATTCAGAGCGGTATAAAGCGTATCGTGTATCTCGATGACAAGTACCGGGATGCGAACAACAATGTCGCTGCACGACACATGTTCAAGATTACCGGGGTAGAGACTAAGAAATACGAGCCCAGTGCCCGCAACATCTCGCTGAACCTGTAATCATCACAATCGGTCTAAAGACCGCCATAAAAATAAGGAGTACCATCATGAAAATCGTTCATACTGCGCTTGGCGTATGCGATACCTACGAAGTCGTAACGGAACCGCCTCTCGGCTATATCATTTGGAATATCGGCGATAATGCACCGGAAGGCTACCTCCCGTTCTGCAGACTCAAATTTATGCAGCCGTTTGAGGGCGGACGCGAAATTGAGTCGGATACCCTGAAAGCCATGAAGTGTGACGGTGCAAGGGAAATCTTAGCCGCCACCGGACTGGGTGCCGAAACCTCCGCCGAGATGAAGAAGTTCATCAAGAAGCACGAACGCAACCCCCGCAGGAGTTGGGAGTGCGAAAGAATGCGTGCCGCTATCCCGTATCTTGAGAGAATCGGAATGTAATACCATCGAGCCGTCTCCGTCTTGGAGGCGGCTTTTCTTTGTTTATCGTCAGATTCCTGTGTCCGGTAATTTCTCTCTCAATGTTGCATAATCGTGCGAACCGGATACAATAGAAAATGACGAGACAACGCAAAGAGGTGAGAACACTTTGGAACAGCTAGAAATAATCATTCCGGGCGGTCAGAAACTCTCCGTCCGTGATTTTGTTGAATGGGAGTATAACGGCGGTAAGGCAGATTTTCAGCCGGATGAACATTATCCTTTATGGGGGACTGTTCCTATTGAGGATAAGTTGCGATATATTGCAATCAGTGTGTTTGGTGATTTGGCGAGTTACGGAAAATACGACAACCGAATCGGCGTTACAGACGGTGAGTCGGAGCACTACTTCTACTTCACGGTTCAGGGCAAGGATGAAGATATTCTTCTCGCCTTGAATGTCATGCTGAATGTGATATATACGAGCGCAGAGGGGAAATGCCGCAAGGAAACCGGCACATCTTTCGCGGAACTGCCACTGATGCAGAGATTCGATGCCATCACCCGATACATCGAAGACGAGTTTGAGACCTGCCTTATGATGCTTTCCGATATCCCGTACATACAGTGGACCTGAATTCACAAAAAGTTGTTGCACATTCGTGCGAATTGGGTAAAATGAAAACTGTAAAGTGAATCAGTGGGTGAGTTTTTTGCCCGCATCACGCGAAAAAAGTGAACACAGATTATAAGAAGCAAGTTCTTTCGGGAGCTTGCTTCTTTTATTTTGGGAGGTTTTTATGACGCATAAAAAGTTGCTGGAACGCAATCGAAAAATTACCGATGCACTGCAAAATGGCGCAAAGGTCACGGACCTCGCGCAGGAGCACGGACTCAGCCCACAAACCGTCTACCATATCGCACAGGCTGAGATGGAGAAGCGGCGGAAAGTGACTTTTACGGAGTGGAAGGACAACCGCAACGACGAGATTCGCAACCAGTATCAGGAAGGCATTTCAGCCGAAGAACTGGCAAAAACTTTTAACCTTAACCGCGCCACGATTTTTCGTATTCTGAAAGAAGGCGGGGACTCCTACCACCGGCACCTCGACACGAAAATCGAGACCTCTACTTTGCGCCGCATTAAAGATTTCAAACAGGGGTTTGTGGACTACGCGAAGAAGAACCCCAACACGCCGGTCGAAAACCTTGCTCGGGAATACGGTATCAGTCCCTCTTCCGGATTCAAGTATCTTCATGAGGCCGGTATCTATCGCGGCAAGGGACGCAAAAAGAAGGCAGCAAAGCCTAAGGGGTGAACCAGTATGGGGAAAAGGAAAGCAACCCGCAGCGAAATCATCGAGCGAAACAGGAAGATTGTCAAAGACTATGAGGACGGGCTATCGTTTGAGCAGCTGTCCGAGAAATACGGGCTTTGCGTCAGGACCTGCTATCGTGCTCTCGATGAAGAACAACAGGCGCAGCGCATTGCGGAAGAACAGGACCATGCCAATCTGGTCGATAAAATCGTGGCGGAGTATCAGAAGAATACAGCTGTCCGTGACATTGCTGAAAAGTACGGTGTTTCCATTGGGTATTGCAGTGCCATTGCTGTTCAGGCCGGAATCAGCAACAAAGAACTCAGTCACCGTCGCATCACCCGCCGTCAGCAAAAACGCAACGATGAAATCTTCGAGAAATACCAAAACGGCATCGACGCCAAAGACCTCGCTAAGGCATACCATTATTCCTTGCCGGGTATTTACAGTATTATTCGGCGCGTCCGTAAGCAGAAATGTAAAAGAGATTGAGTCCTCTGCAGAATGTTACAGAGGGCTTTTCTTTTTATGAGGGAGGGAAATTAAGTGAACGAGAATGAACGGGCATTGCTTCGGTATGTAGTGGAAGGGGATATTCGGAAATCTCAGCAGCAGGCAAAAATCGTGTTAGAGGGGCTTACAACTGCCAAGGACAAGGCATTCAAGGAAACCTGTCTGCGAACTCTGGCAAGTAAAAGTCCTACACTCATCGAACTGCCGTATAACCTGCAAGGGCTTTTGGTAGCGGAGGATTCGAGCACTTTCCGAGAAGACCGATTCCTCATCCGAGACGATGAGAAGGCGGTCATAGAGAAGATGTACAAGACGCGCCGTGCTGCGCTGCGGTTGCAGGAGATGGGGATTCACTATACGAGTTCTCTTTTACTCATGGGCGAGCCGGGAACCGGAAAGACTGAGTTGGCGCGGTATATCGCTTATACGACGAACCTTCCTTTCGTGTACACGAATTTCTCCGGTCTGGTGAATTCCGCTCTGGGCAAAACACAGAAGAATATCGGTATGGTATTCGACTATGCGAGAAAAAGTCCGTGCGTGCTCTGCCTCGATGAGATTGACGCTATCGGGACACGGCGCGGCGGCAAGGACGATGTTGCGGAAATGAACCGTGTGACGATTGCCCTGATGCAGGAACTTGACAGACTCGGCAACGACACCATCCTTATCGGGACCACGAACCGTCCCGATACTCTGGACGATGCTCTGTTCCGGCGTTTCACCTTTGGGCATACGGTAAGACCTCTGTGCCGGGACGATGCGCGTACCCTCGCAAGGCTGTTCTTTGCATCAGTAGGGTATTCGGCATCCGAAACGGAAATTGAATCGCTGCTCAATGACACTTCACAGTATTATACCGCAAGCAAAATCACGAATCTTTGCATCGACCATATCATCGACTGGGTAGCAAATCAGGAGGATACACCATGCATCGGAAAAGTTTGACCGGAGAAGCAAAGCTGAACCGCGATAAGGCAATGCTGAACGATTATGTCGCCGGTATGCACATCGCGGAATTGGCTGAGAAATACGGTATCGGCTGCACGAATGTTAAGAAATCTCTTGAAGTGTTAGAGGGTTTTGATGCTGTGCGCCGCAATGACCGCAAAAGCCCGAATCGGAAACCCAACAATCAGAAACGATTGTCGAAAGCCGACATGGAGCAGCGGAATATTGAGATTGCGCAAGACTACAAAAACGGGGCCTGGACCTTTGAAATCGCTGAGAAATACAATCTCTCTGGACAACAGGTCTATCATATCCTGCGCAGAAGCCCTGATTATACCCCGCACAAAGAGAATATCGGGTCAGCTGTACAGTTCAAAAAACGCAAACGCAATGCTGAAATCGTTGCGGATGTCAGGGCAAATCCGTACATGACTGTCGGAGAAATCATGGACAAGTATGGGTTATCGGAATCCACCACCTATCAGGTATTTCGTGAAGTGGGGCATCCGATTTCGGGTGGTCTTGTCCGTTTCGGTCCTGAACCGCCCATGAACATCCCGGAATTCAAGCACAGCCCGAAAGTATTGGGGTTGCAGCGCGAAGCCTTGGAAGACACCAAGACCCAGGAGGAAGTCGAAGCGCGGAACAACGATATCCTGAAAGACTACAAAGCGGGTGTCAAGGTAGAGAATATCGCAGTACGGTACAATGTCACACCGCGATTCATTGCGGGGCTTATCCAGAAATACCGGGCACATCATCCCCTCTACCGCAAGAACCTGCGCGGCAACGCTAAAATGAAGAAGAAGCTGCCGGAAGGAGTCTGCGAGGGGATTGCGGTAGAATACCAGAACGGGAAAAGCGTCTCCGACATTGCTAAAGACCATAAGATTGCCGTGGGTCAGACCTATAAGATTCTGCATGACTACGGAAAGCTTTCTGAATCGCTGGCAGAAGCCGAAACTCGTAAAGCCACGCAAAGTCGTTCTCCTATCACGGATAATGTAAAAGCCCGAAACCGGGAATTTGCGGAATTTGCACGGATGAATACCGGCAAAAATCTGCGTGACCTTGCGGATATATATGGTATCTCCTACAGCACAGCTGTAAATATCGCAAAGTCCGAAAACATCCATAAACGGGCGGGGGTAGTTGTACCGTGAAGGATTTCGAGTGGCGATATCGCAGGCATCGTGGCACGGTAGCAGAGGAATGCCCCCGCGTTGCTGCTATGTGGCATCCAACAGCCAATTCTGTATCACCGGAGGAAGTCACCTGCGGCAGCAATCGCAGAATCGCTCTTATCTGCCCGAAATGCGGATACGGAAAGAACGGCGAATGGCGTCCCTCTATCGCCGGTGCCTGTCGAACAGGCGGCGGATGCCCGGCGTGTTCCGGAAAAGTCCTTGTCGAAGGCGTCAATGATGTAGCTACAGTACATCCCGAAATCGCTGCACAGTGGCATCCGACACTTAATGAGTTCCCGCCCACGCGAGTGACTTCCGGAAGCGCAAAGCATGTATACCTTGTCTGCAAGGATTGCGGGTACGGCGCAAGCGGGGAATGGCATCCGATGATTGCTTTTGCCTGCGGGTCCGGGGAAGTACATACCGGATGTCCAGAATGCGCCAGAAACTCACTGAGAAAGGTCATGAGAGCCCACTACGCCAAAACAGCAAGGAAACCTGTAGTATCAGTTGCATGCCCTCAAATTGCCGCTTTGTGGCACCCTGACAATGAATTCGGCCCAGACATGTATACGACCGGCAGCTGCAAAAATATCCCGCTCGTATGCCCCGTATGCGGGTACGGCAAAGAAAAAGACTGGACGCCTTCGATTGCTGACGTTTGCCGGAAAGGCGCAAAGTGCCCGTTTTGCGGTAACATCGTGAGGTAATATCCTTGTACAGACAGAAAAACAAGACTCCCTATAACATGGCGGGTCAGATGAAGGTGGGTCTGATTGGCGAATCTGTAACCATGCACTACCTCGACTACTATTGCGAAACGCACAAGGACAGGATTGCAGGATTTTCGGATGTTCGGGAAGACAAAAAATATCAGGAAGACGACATTGACTTCGTTGTATACCGGAAGGACGGTTCTTCATTCACGGTGGAAGCCAAGGCTGACACCTACAAAACTGGGAATGTATTCCTCGAAACAGCGGTGAATAGCTTTGCTATCGGGGAAGATGACAAACTGCTGCGGTTTGGAAAATACCAGAAAGCGATAGCCAAGCACTCAAAGGGATGGCTGTACAAGGAAGCTGACTATATCTTTTATTATTTCACAGAGACCAGGCAGATATATGTCTTTGAGCGCATGGCGGCAATGCACTATCTCGATTTCGCTCTGTGCTCGGATACGGTGTTCGTCCACGATGAACGAAGACCTTTCGGAAGGGCTGCGGAAAATAGAGAGCAACGAAGTAACTACATGCAATACTACGGTACAGGCTTTTGCGTGAACGCGGAACAGATGCGCCGTTCTGATGTCATCGACCACCGGATGCATCGCATCGGCAACAAGAGTCTGCGATTTCCGGAACGCATCGAGCCCGGGAAAGTGTTTGAACATTTTGTAAATCATACTTGTATTTGATACACATTCACACCAAAATATGGTATAATGCAAGTACAGATACAGAAAGCACTATATGTTGTGCTTATGCACAGCATTTTCCGTTCTGGACACTGTATGTGGCACTTTTGTGTTGACAAAATATGCGAATTGCAGATAATTGGTAGTAGGGTAATTTACCTATTTTTCGGGAGAGTTACTTCTCCCGAATATGCTTCTGTAGCTCAGATGGCAGAGCAGCTGTTTTGTAAGCAGCAGGTTGCAGGTTCGAATCCTGTCGGAAGCTGATGCCGGGAAGATGGCCTCCACGCGGTCGGCATCGGACAACAAGCTTAACCTCCATTGGCTTGGCTAACATCTTCACGAATAATAGTAAACTCTTAGAAGATACCAGATATGCTCCGAAACAACATCATAGTTTTACACACACTTACATACACATCTGCTTGCAGCTGGTTGTAGAGCGGCAGCAAACATCGTATCTGGTATCCCATAAGAGTTGCCGCTCATAAAGACAGCCTCCTCGCGGCGAGCGGCGGTAACACGGGTATTGAGCTCCCCGTGGCAAATGTCTTTTCTCTTGGGTCGTTAGCTCAGTCGGCAGAGCATCGGACTGTTAATCCGAGCGTCACTGGTTCGAACCCAGTACGACCCGCCACGCGGAGTATAGCAAAGGTAGCTTACCAGCCCCATACGCTGGCGGTTGCAGGTTCAAGTCCTGTCTCCGCACCCATCGTCCATGCCATGACGTTAAACCGGCTATTCATGTCAATCGGTCGGACGTAAAATGACCGAAATATTCTGGTATCGAATACGAAGGTTGCAATGCACCATGGTTAATTCGCCCGCAGCGCACGGGAAAAGGTGGTTCAACTCCACCTGCCAGAGCCATGACCTGTTGGAAGCGATTCTAGCAGGTCAAATAAAACAGGGAGGACACTCCGACGCAGTAATTACCGCGTCCGAATGTCAAAATCAAGGAAAGGGTCACACCGATGTACTGATTTACCTGATGGCGGGCAGCTCCCGCCTTAAAACACCATAATAGGTAGCGCCTATCTGAGTGCGTCCATACCTCGGCGCACTCAGCCACCCGATGGGACAGCCTCCACGCGGCGGGTGGTGGACAGCGACTATGATTGCCGCTGACGAATGTCCTTTCAGGAACCGCATTGCATTCCCTGTGCAAGCGGTATCCTAAACGGTCAGGAAGCTGTGTGGGCGAGTGCTTCCTCTTGTGCTTCGGCGCAGAAACAACAAATCTCGTCCCGCTAAGCATGCATCGTACGAGCATCCCCGTTAAGCCGGGGCGCAGCCAGACGCGACATAGCCGAAAAAGGCGAGACTGCTGCGCGGCATCTGGTAAGTTTGCCGCAGTCTTACACAGCCCGTAACAATCCGTTGACCCGAATTGACAGGGAAGTAACGGCAGGGCTTGAATTGAAGTTGACCAGTGTCTAAAATGCTTTTCCGGATTCTTTCGTATCGTCCACGCAGAGATTCGCGGAATCGCTAAGAGGCACAAAGATGATGTTTCGGGGATGACGACCTACTAAACGGACATCATGGCGGGGCTAAGAGAGGGTTCACCCGCTTTTTCTCATGCAGGCATCGTATAGGGGTTAATACACTAGCCTTCCAAGCTGGTCACGCGGGTTCGAATCCCGCTGCCCGCTCCACCGTCGCCGTCACCGTACGCCACGACATTAAAATTGGCGAACATGGTCCACATGTGGTCCGCTGTCCGAATTGCCAACGGACAGCCAAAAAATCAATCGGCAAACAGGTGCTGCACCTGAAGGTCTCCGAAAGTCTCGGCATCAGTCGCGAATGGTGCTGAAAAACATCGGAGAGGATACAGCGCAGAATCCTCCTGGGTTGCTACCGGATGGTGCTGGACGCGAGGTTGGCTTCCTCGCTGAGGGGTGATAACCAGCATAAAACACCCTACCGTGCTTGGTTAGCTCAGTTGGTAGAGCAGCGCATTCGTAACGCGCAGGTCGGCAGTTCGAGTCTGCCATCAAGCTCCACGGTCCGATTGGGTGACGCGCTCTTTGAGAATCCGCCCAAGAAGCTGTCAGCGGGGGCATGCACTTGCTGACGGTTGGCTAAGTCCTTACGGAAGTCGTCGTAGCCGGAACCGAACACGAATGGGCAACGTAAAGCCCTGCACGGCAGAGCGTTATCTGCTATAGCGCATGACAACTCTAAGTGGGAAGGAGATGATTCAGATGGAGCAGGCAATTATCAACGTCGAAGGCACATCAACGATTGAAACCGCAGCGGCGGCTAAGAAGCTGATTGAGACCTTCGGAAGTCAGAACATCCGTGCTCTCTCGGTTAAGCGCGTGGACGAGAACAGTAACGAAGTCGTTGTTGAACTCGATTTTGTACCGGGTCTGGCACCGCATCTGCACGGCTTCGCTTTGCAGGTCAATGGCTTAACTGCGGGTTACGACGGCACCGGCCCCTCGAACCTGTACGAAGTTCTGCAGGCAGCTGGCGTCGATGAGCGCCTTTTGACACGTGAGGATATCACGCAAAAGAGCGCCAAGACCATTCCGCTGCATCTGGAGCGCGAGGTCAAACAATACGGCGAACTTCACTACGCGTAATTACTGGCGGGTCCTTCCCGCCATCATGGGGGCATAGCTCAGCTGGGAGAGCACCTGCTTTGCAAGCAGGGGGTCGAGGGTTCGAATCCCTTTGCTTCCACCACCAGACACATCTCCATCTTGGAAATCGTCTCTGGGCGTGCATTGTACTGTTACACAAGCGCAGTACGGTCATTTATTTGGTGCGGTACTCCTTAACTACACCACGAAGACGATAATCCTGCCCGCACCGCCCCCACCTGAGGGTCATTTACACAGGGTTACGTCAAGCCGAAAACATCATGCCGAGTGGCGAAAACGGCTGCGGCATGGGCGAGACAAATTCGTCTCGTCAGCCATCTTTTGAGAGCGACCTCCACGCGGTAGATGGCGGGCAACGCAGATTTCTGCGGCTAACACTCTCTGATTCTTGGATAGGTGTCCGAGTGGTTTATGGAACTGGTCTTGAAAACCAGAGATGCATCCGCGTCCGTGGGTTCGAATCCTACCCTATCCGCCATCAGCAGTCGGATACACTCTGTACCCGGCTGCTTTTTACTTATTTGCGCTTCTTTTTATCGTACCAGAATCGTTTTTTCCCCGATAGGAGCCTCTCGGATTCTGTTGCGATTTGTGAACATTACGTTAATCATGGTTGTACTCAGTACACTTTCAAGGAAAAATGTGGTATAATGCATATAGAGCGACAGGGAAAACGAAATATCAGAAGTCCTCCGCTCTTCACATCGTTTCGTTGATGTGGGGACTCACCCCACACAGTAAAAAGGAGAAGTAAAATCATGCGCAAAAAGTCTATGATGAAGAATGTGCTTGCAGTTGCCATGGCTGCTACAGTCGCAATCTCTGTTACCGGATGTAAGGGCAAGAAGAATCAGGATGCTGCCTCTTCTGCTCCTTCCACCAGCCTGAGCGATTCCGCAAGCACCGCACAGTCCGAAACCCCTGACACTGCCGAGAAGGAAGATACCAGCGCGGCGGCGTCCGAGAGCAAGGCTGAGAGCAAGCCCAATTCCGATGCTGCCAACACCGAGAACAAGACCGCTGAGTCTGAGGCCGCTTCCGACAAGGCTGAGAAGCCCGCCGCCAGCCAGAACACGAACCCCGACAATGTTTCTACTAAGGACGGTCCCGCCAAGGCTCCCGTCTACAACACCCATAAAACCACCACCGGCACCAAGACTCCTGCCCAGAAGCCTGCTGCTGTGACTCCCGCTGCCGCTCCTGCCGAGAAGAAGTCTCAGCCCGTCTACACCTTCACCGTGCGCCATCATGACGCCACCTGCACCACGCAGGGCTATGATGAGCATATCTGCAACGAGTGGGGCGGTATGAACTACAACGACAACTATGTTGCCGCCAAGGGGCATAGCTGGGATAACGGCACCGTGACGAAAGCTGCCACCTACACCGAGACCGGCATCAAGACCTTCAAGTGCAAGGATTGCGGTGAGACCCGTACTGAGGAGATTCCTTCTCTGGACAAGACCTACCACATCCTACAGGTCGTTGCTCCTACCTGCACTTCTGAGGGCTATACCATCTATGAGTGCAATGAGGTTCCGGGTCTTACTTACAAGGGCAATTTCACCGACAAGACCCCGCACACCTATGATGAGGGTGTCGTGACCAAGGAAGCGACCATCTACGAGAAGGGCGTCAAGACCTTTACCTGCTCTGCCTGCGGTGATACCTATACCGAGGATATCCCGATGGTGGAGAAGACTTGGCACAAGGGTGATACGGTTGCTCCCACCTGCACTGAGCAGGGCTACACCGTCTACATCTGCGACCAGGACGCTACGCTGACCGAGAACCGCGATTTCGTGGACGCTCTGGACCATGATTGGGGCGAGGGTGTCGTCACCAAGGTTGCTACCTGCACTGAGGATGGCGAGAAGACCTTTACCTGCTCTCGTGATGGCGCGACCAAGACTGAGGTCATCCCGGCTGTGGGTCACAAGTGGGACGATGGTACTGTCACCACGCCTGCTACCTGTGAGGCTTCCGGTGTGAAGACCTACAAGTGCCTGAACGATGGCTGCACCGAGACTAAGACCGAGGAGATTGCCGCGCTGGGTCATAACTACGATGACGGCGTTGTCACCAAGGCTGCTACCTGTACCGAGGATGGCGTCAAGACCTTCACTTGCCAGAACGACAAGAGCCATACCTACACCGAGGTCATCCCCGCAACCGGTCACGATTACGATGACGGCGTTGTGACCACCGAGCCCACCTACACCGAGAACGGTGTCAAGACCTTCACCTGCCGTAAATGCGGTGATACTTACACAGAGAGCATTCCGGCTCTGGGTTACACCTACAACGAGACCGTGGTCGCTCCTACCTGCACTGAGGACGGCTATACCATGCACGAGTGCGTGGAAGATGCCACCAAGTCCTTCAAGGACAACATCGTCCCTGCGCTGGGTCATGAGTACAAGGAAGTCACTACTCCCGCCACCTGCAAGGACGCTGGCAGTGTAGATAAGGTCTGTGAGCGCTGCAACGATAAGCAACATGTCCGCGATATCCCCGTCAATGAGGAGCATCAGTGGGACGAGGGCGTTATCACCAAGGAGCCTACCGCCACCGAGCCGGGCATCAAGACCTATACCTGCACCGTCTGCAACAAGACCAAGACCGAGAGCATTGCCAAGGTCCATGTCCATGAGTACACGGGTCTCGGTGAAATCGTCAAGGAGCCCTCTTGCGAGACTGAGGGCGAGCGTTGGATGTACTGCACCAATGATGGCTGCGACAGCAAAATTCTCGTTCCTATGCCCGCTATCGGCAGCCACGACTGGGACTTCGAGCACACCGAATGCCTGAAAAAGGCTACCTGCACCGAGCCGGGCACTATGCTGATGCACTGCAAGCGCGATGCTTCCCATACCATGACCTACTCCTATGGTGGTACTGGTCATATCTGGGATGAGGGTGTCATCACTACCCAGCCCACGCATGACGAGTACGGCGTCAAGACCCTGCACTGCAAGAACTGCGATGCGACCATGACCGAAAAGGTCCTGCCCACCAAGTACACCTTCACTGTTACCGTTGTCCCGCCGACTTGCACCGAGGACGGCTACACGATGCACAAGTGCAACGAAGATGACAGCTTCTCCTACAAGGACAACATTGTACACTCCACCGGTCACCATGCCGAGATGCGTGTCATTGAGCCTACCTGCAAGGAAGAGGGTCGCACCGAAATCTACTGCACCGTCTGCGGTGAAGTGAGCACCGTTCTCTCTACCACGCCCAAGAAAGACCATACTTGGGATAACGGTGTCGTTACCACCGAGCCTACCACTGAGCATGAGGGTGTCAAGACCTACACTTGCACTGGCTGCGGCGAGACCAAGACTGAGTCCATCGCTCGTCTGCCCGCAAGTGCCAAGGTGGCTGCAAACCCTATCGTAGCCGGGGCTGAGCCTGTTGTCGAGGTTCCGGCGCAGGAAATGAGCGCCGAGAGCATCAACGCCGAAACCTATGTCGCAGAGACTCCGGTTGAGTCTGCTGTACCTGCTGAAACTCCTGCCGAGCCCGTTGCTCCTGTTGAGCCCGCTATACCTGCTGAGACTCCCGCCGAGCCTGCCGCTCCTGTTGAGTCCGCTGAGACCGAGAAGTCTGCCGAGACTTCCGAGGACAGCACCGACACCAAGCAGGAAGATGCCGACATGCCTAAGGAAACCGAGGCTGAGGTCGTAATCGTTGAGGGCGCTGCGGAGTAAATCTCCCGTTTCCAACACTACAACATAGGTCCGCAAAGACCTGAATCCATCGAGGCTTGCCGGGAAACTGGCAAGCCTTTTTATTGTCTGGCAGACCCGCATAGTGCTGCTTGCGAAACAAAGAAAGGTGATACGAATGATTGATTACATTGAAAAAGCAAAGGCGTTCGCTATGATGGCGCACAAGGGCCAGACCGACAAGGCAGGGGAAGACTACTTCACGGCGCATGTGGCCGTTGTCGCAGACGGCGTTGAGCCTGACCCGCTGGTGAAAGCTGCCGCCTACCTGCACGACACGGTGGAAGATACCGGCACCACGATAGATACCATCAGAGCGGAATTTCCTCAGGAAGTGGCTGAGGCGGTCTCTGTACTGACTCGGGGGAAAGATATGACCTACTCAGAGTATATCTGGCGTGTTAAGCAAAACGACATTGCCGTCGAGGTAAAACGCGCAGACCTCGTCAGCAACATGGACCTTAACCGAATCCCGTATCCTCTCACAAGCAAAGACCTTGCGCGAGAAGCCAAGTATCTCCGTGCCTACAAGATGCTTGACGGCAGAAAGACCGTTTCTGCTGTAAACCCCTATGCTCTGTATGACTATCTCGTTACCTGCGGCTGGGAGAGTGACCTTTCTGAGAACCAGACATCCGAATCTCCCGTTCTGAAAGCGCCTTTCGGCTCCTACAAGGTGCTGGTTCCCCTTGATATGCAGCGCACAGACTACGAGCAGCGCCTCAGAGACGCTCTGGAAACACTTTGCTTCTTCGAGGCGGCACCGATGTGCGATATCCTCGGAACGCTCTTATACTGGACGCCAGCACCCGCAGAGAGCAAGCCTTGAGCCAAGAAAACGCCATTTTAGAAACTTGCAAAGACTCGCGTTTGTGTTGCTGTTGTTTTTGACTGTTTTCTGACGAGGAAGATTCAGCGCTGATTCGCGCCAGACAAATACGACAAGCAAGCGCACAAAATGCGACTCGCTCAGATGTTAATTGTTTGTGAATCATACTTGTACTCACTACAAATCTGCATCAGAATATGGTATAATACAATCATAAAAACAGCGATAAAATGTGATATTCGCTGCAAAATCAAGCCATGCAACTGTCGTCTGTTTTCGTGGGCGACATACCATGCTCCAGTGGCGGAATTGGCATACGCGGCGGCTTCAAACCCCGTTTTTCTCCGGGTTCGACTCCCGGCTGGAGTACCAAAAATTTTAAAATCGGTTTTATAGGAGTGTGTCCATGAACATCATAAACGCTGTGACCATCGGAAAACTCATCGCCGCGCATCGTGAAGGTGACGAGGAAAAATTCAGGGCTTATGTCGAGTTCATTGCCGAAGCCTATGAGCAGCAGGGAAATGACCGTGCCGCTAACATCATCCGCAGTAACTATACCGGTGACTATGGCGAGCAGGGAAAAGTCGTTCTGGATGAAGCAGGCGAGCAGACTGTATACTATGAAACGGGTTGGTACGAACCCGAAATCTTAGGCTCTGGTGGTTCCTATCGCGGAATTACAAAAGCAAACTCAGAAGAAGACGCGTTGCAGCGACTGCAAAAACACGCCGCAAACTATGCACAGCGAATCACCTTATATAAAAAAGACGGAAAAACCGTAAAACGGGAAATTGCTGAATACGACCAGTTGGTAAAAGAATGGAGAGTTATTTGATGAAGTGGAATGTGTTTTCTCTCGAAGCCGTTAAAGAGGCATTAAAACCCAAGTTTGTGTTGGAGAAAGTCCGCTATGTGACGGACGACGAAGAGTACGGCGAGGGCGAGTCTACGCGCTTTGTTTTCCGCAATGTAGAAGAGATGCCGGAAATCGACTATATTAAGCGGACCATCTGCACATTCATTCAGGACACCTACATTCACTTCAAGGACAAGAGCCTCAAGCCGATGCGCCTTTGGCAGGATAATCTCAACGAAAGCGAAGACCATATCCGTTATTCCACGAACAGCCTTGTGTCGCCGCCGCTGGAACTCATTGGCGAAACATACATTTCTGACGAAAGCTACACACACAAGTGGCTGGTAGCCCAAGGAGGAATTGAACTTCTTGAGAGAGCGTCCATCACCATCGACGTAGATGTCATCTATGCCTATAACAATGTCGATAAGGTTGAGAAAAGTTCCGAAGACGGCGAAGTACATGGCGTTCTCATCAACAGTACAATGTATCTGCGTGAATCGGAAATCAAACAGGTTGCTCGGCTTATCAAGGACGAAAAGCTCCGTAACCGCGTATTGACGCTGATGCGCTCTCATCGCCGCATTGTGTCGGCTCCCGAAAAAGAGAATCGCAATATTCGGGAAGTTGCTTCTGCGCAGATGCTGAGTCAGGAGTAATCGATGGAGCATAGAATTTCAGAAGTCGGCGCTCAGATGCTCAAATATCAAGAGCAACTCGCCAGAGATTATGGATACAAGCCTATCCCACGCACCTTTTTCTGCGATGTGAGAGCCGAGTTTCAAAAGGCATTGCCGGAATGGTGCAATGTGTCCGGTGACACGATTTCGCTCGAAACCGCTGATGGCACAGTCATTACCAACGGGTACAACCGTATCGTGATTGGTGACTATGGTGCATTTGTTGAGTTTTCCCGCGTCCAAGCCTGTATGCGCCGCCTCAAAATCAAAGAAGGGCAAATGTATCGCGCAAAAGACCCTCGCTATGCTGAGCATGTCAAATATCTCTGGCTTACGGCAGATGATGGTTCGAATGTGAAGGCTTATGAACAAAAGCGTCCGGTAGAATACGCTGATTATAAGTCGGGAATGCTGTATGTCAGTGTATATGAGGTGTTCCCACACATCTAAGAAAATCAAAATATGAAGTTTTACCCAGTTCAGGGTTGGTTTTTTTATCGAGAGTGCCGTAAAGACTACTGGCTCACGGAGGTAACCGACAATGACTGACTCAGACAAAGCAATTGCATTGCGCCCATCATACTGGGCAAGCGTATCTGGCGGAAAAGATAGCCTGTATATGCTCAATTACATACTGCACCATCTGGACAGATACCCGCTTGACGGCGTGGTTCACTTTGAACTCGAAATCGACTACCCGTTTATACATAACGTTATCGACTATATGGAAACGGAGTGCAAGCGAGCTGGCATCCAATTTGTGCGAATCAAGCCGAGGAAAACGTGGGAAGAATTGTATGATAAATGCGGTTTCCCAACAAGAAAAGTAAGATGGTGTAACGGTCACTATAAACTTGATGCAAAGCGGCAACTATCCGAATGGCTGAACGAAGTCGGTTTTTATGTAGTGCATTACATAGGCTATTGCGCCGATGAAGAACACCGTTTTAACAAGCGGTTGAGTTCCAAAAAGTTAGAGATATACCCTCTCGCAGAAAACGGCATTAACGAGGATGTGATTTTGGAATGGGCAAAGACACAGCCGATTTTCAACAACTACTACAAAACCAACAAGCGCTGCGGTTGTATGTATTGCCCCATGTCCTCGTATTTGAATTTCGCATATCTGTATAAATACTACCCCGAAAATTTCCGGTATATGCTCGAAAAAATGCGGGAGACGGAAGAATTGAGAGAGAAAGAGCTTGGTAGACCGTTCTCTGTGATTTCATCGAATCCCAAATATAATGCGGATTACTTGGAACACATCGTCAAAACGAAATGGCTCAAAAAGCTCATTGAAATAGAGATGACCAACAATGACTATGTCGATGCGCATTGCGTCGGTGTGGATGTGGATGGTAACATCACTGTCCACTGGGTTGCATTAAAGAGTATTGGCAAAACGGTGTTTTCCAACGCAGTTGACGCTGCCAAGTATGCCGCAGAAATGTCGGATTATTATGATAAGCACTACTCCTTTGGCGGCAAGCAAATCAAAAGAACACAGTGGGAACATTTTCTTGAGAAGGACTAGGCATGGGCAAGCACAAGAATAAAAAGCGCACACCAATAGGTTCACTTCCTCAAATCCTCGCGTCTTTGGCGCAGATAAACCCAAAAAATCTCAACCATAAGTTGGTTCCGGCATGAAGAAGTAAAACAGGAGCGGATATGAGTTTACACGGAGAGCCCTTGTTTGAGGGACTGAATTTTAAGGATTTGTTCGGGAAAGAACTTATTGTCGATAAAGTGTTCTGGAGTTATGACGGCATTTCGCTGCTCTGCGTATGCAAGGATGAGGACGAAAAATTGTATTTCTGTAACTGCACAGAAGTGCGAAGCGAAGAGCGTTGGGTCCTGTATCCGGCAACAGAGCAGCAAATCGAACAAATCGTCAGTAAAAGCAAGACCCCGGCCGAAGTATTCCGGGATAGCCGTGTAGTGTATATATATACCATCGGCTTGGATACAGACCAAGGAACATTGAGGGAACTGACTGTCGATGAACTGTCAGATGCAGACAAACTTCCGGAAGGAGAGTATGTGTAAATGAGCAAGCACGAACTCGGCGCAGACCGCGTTTTCCACGAAGGTGCTGGTTACTGCGAATAAACATCAACCACAAGTTGATTGACCAGAACCACAAAAGTGGTATAATGTAAACAGAACGAAACGAAAGGAGACAACCGAAGATGCTGTGCAAGACTGTTAATGCTATGTCGTTTGCTGAGTATAGTTATGAATCTGAATTCGAGTCCTACGAATCCAGCTTTGTTTCCTATACCCATCGACAGGCAAAAACAGACCTCGAACGGCTGCGGTGCGTCTTCTGACGGCATTTGCATTCCGAACGCTGCTTGTCGATTCATTTCGGCAGGCAGCGTTTTTTTGTTGCCTGCAATACAGAAAGGCAGCAAAAGAAAATGAACGTTCCAACCATCGATATCCAGCAAACAGGTGCCAATATCAAGGCACTGCGAAAAGCGGCAGGCATCAAGGTAAAGGATGTGGCGGATACGCTCGGTGTCTCCACACAGGCGGTAGCCAAATGGCAGGCAGGCACTGCACTTCCTACCATCGACAACCTTGTGATTCTCGCCGCGATGCTCGATACGAAAATCGATGACATTCTCGTCATCGCATAAACCCTCGCCGCAGGATTGCGGCTATATGGCCGAATAGACGAATTGGTTAAGTCGCAAGCCCTTCAAGCTTGAGAGTGTGGGTTCAAGCCCCATTTCGGTCACCATCTGCTTCTGTAGCTCAGTTGGTAGAGCAGTAGGTTGAAGCCCTATGTGTCGCTGGTTCGATTCCAGCCGGGAGCACCATATGCGCCGGTATGCAAGAGGTTAAAGCAGGCGGTCTGTAAAACCGTTCCGTTACGGTTCGTAGGTTCGAATCCTACCCGGCGCACCATATGTGTCGGTATGCAAGTGGTTAAAGCAAACGGTCTGTAAAACCGCTCCGTTACGGTTCGTAGGTCCGAATCCTACCCGGCACACCATAAGGCCCCTTCGACAAGTTGGTCTAAGTCGCCAGCCTCTCAAGCTGGAGTCGGCAGTTCGAGTCTGCCAGGGGTCATACAAGCACCCACAACGAGATAGTAAAGTTTAGAGTTCGGTAGTCAACTTTATTGTTTAATAAAACGGGTGCATATCTGCAGAGGTCGCCCAAAGGTAGGGCAACGGATTGCTAATCCGTCGTCGGGTCAATCCCCGGCTTGCGAGTTCGAATCTCGCTCTCTGCGCCATATGCTCATGTGGCCGAGTGGCCGATGGCAGCGGTCCAGAAAACCGCCGGTGAGAAATCGCCCGAAGGTTCGAATCCTTCCATGAGCGCCACTGCCTCTAAAATCTTCGATTTCAGTCGAGGATTTTAGGGGCACTTTTTTGTTTGTATCTTATTTGTTACGAATCAGCGTTCATGGTTGTACTGAATACACATTTGTGGTATAATGCTAATAAAGTAACGGAGGTGCGCCATGATTTTCGAAATGACCGAAAAGCAGTATCAGCTGTTTTTGCATGTCATGCAGGTAATGCAGACATTCTACGGCAACAACTTTTCTTCCATCTGCAAAGAGGTCGGGGACGCCTACGGTGTGAATGATGTGGATATCGAAAAGGCATATATGATATTCACCGACTTCAAGGTCACGGCTCCCGTGCCTACCATGCAAAACGCAGCAGGGGAAATCTATCAGACTGCGCTCGCGGCAGCGGATATCGAGGCAGGGAACAAGGAGACCCCGTATACTAAGCGCATCGACATGAACGAAAGTGCTTGGGTAAAAGCTGCTGCCATCCTCGATGCGTATTCCAGAATCCTAATGGGACAGTTCAGCATCATCTATGAGGTTCTCGATATAGCTGATACCGACAACAAACCGCAGCTGCAGGCGTATCATGACGCTCGTTGGGGCGGCATCGGCATAGCGGAAGCCCGTGACCTTCTGATTCCGCAGCTGAGAAAACTCCGGGTTGGCTGGAATGGCAATTTCGGCATCTCCAACGCAGGGCTTGCCTACAACAGCAAACTTGCCTATGAGATGCTCAAAGCAATCCTGTATGCGTGCAGGCAAGGGGACGGCACCGTTCTGAAAGTAACGGACGAACCGCTGATGTATGCGCCCGGCAAATCAAATATTCATGCGTTGTAAAGCATCTTTTTAAGAAGGAGGTTTCATGAAAGCCAACTATAAAGTCGTAAACAACCGTCAGGCGCAGCTGAAAAAGGTCATTCAGAATTTTGAGCCTACGGGTGTGTGCGCGTTCCTCATGTTTCGCTACTATGTTATGCAACTGATGGCCGAATCGGAAGCTGCAGGTGGGCTGAATGTACCGCTTAGCGATTCCGCTGAACTGCGAGTGAGTGACAATGTCGATGGGTTCTTCTCCAGTGCGAAGGATGAGGCTGTTTCGAATTATCTTGACCCTGACGACGAATCTAAGGATGTCATCATCCATTTCGATGGCACTCCGGAAGAATTCTCCAAGGAACTTGAATCGTACATTCTCGTGGCTATGGTTAGCAACTTTGAGCACGCATTCCTCGATTTTTCGGATGTCACTGGTATCAGCCGTGGGCACTTCGAGTTGGCTGTCGCAAAATTTATGTCCGAATACGAACAGACAGAAGGAAAGGTCAACAGCTTTTGTGACTACGAATATGAGGAGTGATGAGTTGTGACGGTTCTCGAAAATGCACTTGTGGTAAATGACGGCAAAGCGGTCGTCATTTCGATTAAGCGTGAATGGCTCTCTAAAATCATAGCAGGTGAAAAGACTCTCGAAGTCCGCAAATCCCGCCCTTGGGAAATCTCGTTTCCGTTCGCAGTATTCTGCTATGAAACGAAGGCGAACGGCGGTGCAGGGGAAATCATCGGGGCCTTTACCTGCGAGGACATCGACCAGCTGAACTGCCTGACAGGATTGTCTCCTTACTATGCAGACGGCGAAAAGCTGTCCGGTATGGCGGATAAGTTTATTCGGGAAAGCTGTATCGATATAGCCGCGCTGTTCGAGTATGGCAACAAAACCGGCATGCTGTATGGCTGGAACATCTCAAATGTTCGCAAACTTTCTCTATCCCTGCATCAGCTGCACCTGAAACGCGCTCCGCAATCGTGGCAGTACATCAACCTGAACGCAGACGATATCGAAAGCGTAGCTGCCGCCAGCGAGTGAGCAGGAAGCGTAGCTGCGAAGAAATTGGCGAAGGCGAAAGCGTAGCTGCATCTTAAAATCCCCCTTGCACAGTTGTGCGAATCGAATAGAATAGTAAGTGCATGATAGATACCATCTTCTGATTCCCCATACCGGTAGATTCACAATCTGTTATGTGCTTAGAGCAGACTCTCGAAATGAGGGTCTGCTTTTTTGTTTCCATTTTCAGAAAAGGAGGTAAACCTTGAATACCAGAACATTTACGCAATTTGCAAAAGCAGCCGAAAACTGCCGCTACAAGAACGATTTTCAGTTTGATTTGGTGCAGTGCGAGAAAGCGTATCAAATGGGCGGCGAGATGCGGATTGAAGCCGAATGCTGGCTGAATCTCTTTGAGAGCCTTGGTGAAGACGACATCAAATCCTATGTCAAGTCGGTCTATAGGCCAGGAGACCTTGACCCATTTCGCAAGAAACTGCCGAAGGAGTAAGTCCCATAATGCAGATACTATTTCATCTCATGGCGAATACCGGATGCTTGCCGGACAAGGTCGTTCCGCAAATCCCTACGAATCGGATGAAGGGGGAGGACCAGGAAACACCGAGAATCTGTACCGGACACACACTCGATGACTGCCTGACCGGCATCGGTATCCCGCATTTCATATCGAGTTTCCTGCTATCGGAAATTCGGCAGGGAAGAAGCGCGAAACACGCCGCCGAGACGATGTTCCTGCCGTTCGTCGGAAGAGTGTATTGTGTCGAGGATAACAACCCAGCACTGATACTGGACGATAAGACAAAGTATTTCGTGGCGGATTCCGTTGTCACGCACGAATGCTGGCTGACGGAGTACATCGACCCCATCAGAACGGAAAAGCTATGGCTCGTGGACGGAGAAGTTCAGTTCATACCGTTTTCGCATAACGGCAAACAGTACGAATACCCTGTCGTTCTCGATTCTCAGTGGTCTTCGATTCCGATGCAGCCCGCTCCTGAATTCCGAAAATGCCTTCTTGACATCACCAAGAAATGGCTTGAGGAAGAATAAGATGCGAGAAATGTGCCGTGAATAACAACACTGAAATGCAAAAAATCGCACACAAAACCATGGCGGAGTCTTTTTCGGAAGACTTCGCCTTTTTTTGTTTTTCTCTTGCGTATCCTTGCGAACGGCATAGAATTGGTATTGTACGATAGATAACATTCTACACAGCCGAATCTTTCGGGCGTACATCATTCACAATTCTGTTTTCAAATTAGGCAGACTTACCATTCGTGGTAGGTCTGCTTTTTTTGTTTTCAGAAATCCGTATCCATCTTTTTGAACGCGACTGCAAGGAGGTCCGCTATGTTTAATCGCAATCCCAAGAAAAACACCCGCTTCGCCATCTATGCCGGTAACCCAGGTTTTTCCGGCATGGTTATCTGCTCCGATTTTATCGGGTATGTCAAAGCCCCGTCGCTCAGCGATGCCTATGATGCAGCGTATCGGTATCTTGCCAACAGCGGATATACCGCCATCGTAGTCCGTGAAGCATGAAGTTTTTCCGACAACCGAACATCAATCACACCCCGCCGAACAGCTATTGTCGGCGGGAACTTTTATTCAAAGGAGTAATCACAATGAACGACAAACTGAAATTCTATGCCGGGACCACCGCTTTTATGCTCAGCGTCATCACCATCATAGGTTGCTTAGCCTGCTTTTTCTCGACGCCTGCGTATGCCGCGCCGGTAAAGCCAGCTGATGATTCTGATATCGAGTATGTCACGCCGTTGGAGGTCCATTTTAAGGAACTCAACGCTCAGCCGCCTTTCGCGCCGGTACTTTCTGTACCTGAGCAGGAGGTGGCCGAGACAGAGCCCGAATCCGAGCCTTCTGTCGAGACGGCAGAGACTGCTCAGGAACCGGCAGAAGAACCTGTGACTGACACGGTTCCTCAGAACCTTTCTGACAATGAGTACGCCATCTATACAGCGTTGCGGGATGCAGGTCTCTCTAAGGCCGGCACTGCAGCTGTGATGGGGTGTATGGCAATGGAGAGCGGGCTTCGCGTTACTGCCGAGAATCCGAACGATGGAGGCTATGGGCTTCTGCAATGGACGCACGGTCGCAAGACGAATCTCTTGAACTGGTGCTATGCATCGGGTCTGGATGCAAGTTCCGTGTCCGGTCAGGTCCAATTCTTTGTCCATGAGCTCAATGCCACCTACAGTCAGGCAGCGGGGTACTCGTATCCGGTATACGAGACACTCACCACGAGCGACAGTGTAGAAGATTGTCTTGCGATGTTCTTCTCGCACATGGAAGCCGGTGTGAATGTTCCTATCTCGTCCAGCAAGGTCTATTGCGGGAATCTGACGACCTTACAACTCTACAACAAGCGGCTGAACGCTGCTTACAAGTATTTCTAAAAAATGAGGCGATTTACTATGACAAACACTGCGTATAAGACTCGAAAACTACTGTCTATGCTCTCCAGCGCTGAGAAGGAGAACGACGGTCTGATGCTGACGCATAACCTGCAAAACATGCAGCGCAACGGCAAGCAGACGGGTTGTTACGGACACATCATGAATATCCTGAACGGAAAATGCGTGTATGTGACCACAGAACGGTCCTGCTATCAGCCGATTGCCGACAAGAATATGGTTCGCTATGCCGCCGATATGAAGGATTACTCCTCTGTATCGCTCGGTGCCAAGGGCCGCAACCAGTTCGTTACCAATGATGAGTTGGTCGGAAAAATCGTTGACATGCTTCGCTAACCGGAGCAAGAAAAGGAGTATCGCCATGAACAGAATCATCTATACCATCTTCAAAACCTTAGCCGCCCTGTTTGTTCTCTTCATCATCCTGAGCATCAGTGCTTTGGCACAGTCCTTCACGCTGCACAATATTGCGCTGCTCGTGTTCAGTGTCATCTGCCTGAACAAATGCTGCGGCATCCTGTTAAACTAAGGAGAAAAAATCATGAAGAATAAATACAAAGTTGTTGCCTTGGTTCCTTTGGAGTTCTCTGTTGAGGGAAACTCCGATTCCAAAGAGGCAATCGAATCCGTCAAAAACATTTTCAAAGCGTGTCGGGATGATAACGACTACGCGGACATCGTTTTTGATGGTATCGAAGAGTCACTTCGTCACGACAGTATCGAGTACAAAGTTGAAGCCGCCCAGCCTGAACCTGAGGTGAAGGCAAATTCCGATATCCGTTCTGTCGCCTCCGATATCTGCGACGTTTTCGAAAACTATCTCGATGAAAACGGTGTCTGTATTGTGTGTGACGATGCAGACGAGGAACAAGACCGAAAAGCAAACGAAAGCGGCGCAATGTTGTATGGCATGGAATATTGGCATCTTGTCGAAGATGTCGAGTTCCGTGTGAAGCATATAAATGCACAATACAAGCTGTTCACCGTCTTTGATATTATGGAGGCATTTGATAAACTTCTCATTTCCAAAAAGCTTGGTGACTTTGTACCGAGCGGCGAAAATCGTTACCGTTTGTATGAAAAAATCCTGAGCTGTCTGCGTTCTGTCAGGGAGGAATTGTAATGAGTACGAAAGGTTGGAACAGTCTGAAACCCATCACAGCCCCTGACCAGATGCCCGCACCCATCCACTGGAATCCGATGAGCGATGACTGGAAGCGGTGGATTGACAGCCATCAGGTATATAACGGCGAATCGAGATTCTCCAAAGAGATGCTCGATGCCATGAAAGCACTGCATGACAAGATTCTCAGCTTCGGCGGAGACGAGGTCTGCATGACTGCCTACGACGAAGACGCCGTAAAAACACTCAGTCGGGGGCAGTTCTTCTATGGCAGCAGCTATATGCGCAAAGGTCAGCCCAGTCAATGTCACGCGAATTCCGCTTATCTTTGGGATGCAAACCGTGGTCACTGCTCTATTGCGACCGGGTATGCTCTTTCTGAGGACGGGCTTTGGCGTTGTCATTCCTGGGTCGTACAGCCCCGGAGTCGCACGATGCGCGTCTGGGAAACGACCGTTAAGCGCATGGCGTATTTCGGATTCGTGATGAACGATACCGAATGCCAGGAGTTTTTGGACAACAACACCTGACTACAAAGGGGTCATTTGCGTGAACGAATCTAACAATATCCAGAAGTTATCTGAATACGGCATGATTGCTCCGGACGGAACATGGTATCCTTGCGAGTTTGGAGAACATGCGGCTCTTGCGGGGCGCATCATCATGCAAAACAGAATACACCTGAACCTCTCTGATAAGGAAGTCTTGGACATGGCCAATGATTGGAGCGGGAAGGGTCTTGATTACCTGTACCGGCGCGGCTGGATTGCGGTTCGTAATCCGTCTTTGGGTAAGACATTCCTCGATATGGACGCCACCAAAACCGCAACTCAGGCACAGGTGAACACCGTTTTCGATTACATCCACAAATATGAACGCTATGACATGGATATTTCCAAGCTCACAGCGTTCTAAAAGGAGAATTGAAATGAATAATACTATGATTCCGATTTTACCGGAACTGAAATCTGCGATGAAGCAGGTCACGAAACAATATCAGTCGGACTTTGACCTCGACACAAAGGTCATTCAGAAAGCGGCAAAGGAAGCGAAAGCCGACGGTAAACCTCAGACATTTCTGTGGTTTTGCCGGGAAAGCGGGACCTACATTGCGCGGGAATCTAACGCGTATTTGAAGGAATCGCCGATGTACATCTCCTACCACTACTACGCGGACCAGCAGAGACGGGAAGCAAAAGGCATCAAGGCATATGTCGTCACCGTTACGGGACTTGATGGCAGAAAACCCTTGGGGTTCGCAACGCCCATCGACTATTTCAAAGAATGCGAGCGGCAGAAACGGTATGCCGTTCCTGCAAATCGGATTGCTTTGCATTTCGAGAAGGAGACGGTCGTTACGGAAAGACCCAAGACTATCCCGCGCCATCACAGCGAGTACGGAGAACTCAAATCCGTCACCTATCTGCCGGATGATGATGCTGCGCTCGACTATGCGCTTTCCATGGTGCATCAGAGCCGCGAGAAGTCCAGCCGAAAGGTAGGTGCCTGAATATGGGTAAGATTATCGAGTTGTCCCATGACGATGTTCAGAACGAACTTGCCTATGCTCTTATCTGCGAGACTATGGAGGGTGCATACTGGAATTCCGGGCGCAGACGCCGCATGTTCAGCAAAGCCTTTACGCGCAGTGAACAGCAGCGCATCTCGAACATCAAGGCTAAGGCACATAAGTGGTATCTCGTTACAGGCGTGCCGGAAAAGGTACGCATGAGTTACGATAACTACTTGCTGTGGCAACGCCTTGCGAACTTCTGTGCAGCTATCTGAGTATCAGCAATGCCAATACAATGGGCTTTCCTTTTGGGAAGGCCCATTTTTACTTGCATGTTTGTGCGAACCGAATAGAATGGAAGTGTACGATAGATAACATTCCACTTAGCAGCATTTGACACCGTACAATTCACAATCTGTAAACAACAAGCAGACCCACCATTTTGGCGGGCCTGCTTGTTTACTTGGAAAGGAGAAATTGCCTACGACAAACACATTAACTGTAGATTTTAGCTATGTTGCCGAATTGGACAACGGTTCCGGTCTGAATGTAGTGTACGGCGAGGATATCGCCGAGAAAGTATGAGGTGAAACTATGATGTATTTGAAGCAGTTCCCGGATATTTGCCGGGAGATGGGGCTTGCCATGAAGGAAAACTCCAAAATTGTCACTCTGAGTGTCCCGGACATTTGCTACTCTATTGCCATCAACAAGAAACTCTTCTTGGAAGACCTTGAGTTGGTGGTCGATTCCTTTGACGATGTGCATGAAGCAATCGCCATTTTCGAAGCCGATGTGGATGCTGGAAAATTCAACGACATGGGTGTGGATGACTTCCAAAGACTCCAATCCGTCTTTGAGAAAGCCAAGGAAACTGGCCGGCTCAAAGATGACACCGGCCTGTTCCAGGCAGAGGTAGGGTTCTACGCTCAGCACGCCGAATGTCTCAAGACTGTTCTTGAAAAGCTGCTGGAAAAGCTGAAAAAGGAAGTCGATAAAGCGCGTCTCTATTCCACGTCTTCCCATGACTTTCCGATTGTCATGAAACAGATTGATGCATCCTGTTACAAAGCATATGTGCCCACGAAATCTAATAATGGGTTCATTGTTCAGGAATACATCTTTGACCTGGATGACATTGGAAAAAACAATGAGCAGAAAATCCGTGCTCAGTTCAATGAACTTTTCCAGAAGACGAACGCTGCTGACAGCTACCGTCTTTTGGCGGAGCTTGCCATCGAGGTTGGATACTTTGTCCCGGCCTGCGGAATTTTTTTCAAAAAGATGGGCGACGCCGTGTCGTACATCAAGACGAAAACCGACGTTGACATGACAATCGTGCAGTCTGATAAGACAAATCTCGAAATGATTCGGACATTGGATAAGTTTCACTTGGCAATGCTGCTGAATCATATCTGCGCGGACAGAAAAAATTGCCCCTCCTCCACCACAGACTGGTGTGAATGGTTGGGCAATAACTGGAATTCTATGACTTGAACCATTTTTTAGAAAATCGAAAAACAGGAGATAAAACTATGGCACGGAAAGAAATCAAAATTTTCATGGATTCCAAGGAAGTATCTAACTTCCTGAAAGTCATTGACTGGTCCTGGCTGTTCACCTTCCTCAGTGAACGCTACAACGTCTCGCTGAGCCCCCGCAAAGAACTGAAAGAACTGCACGATGGTGCAGCAATCATCAAAGTCGAATGGCCTGATGAATTGATTGAAAAGTGCGGGATGATGGCTGATGTATTTTCGTCGGTCAAGCTTGCTACGTTTGATTCGTGTTTCAAGCAAGTCGTGGAATACGATGAAGATAAATTCAATGAAGAACGGGAAGCATGGTTTTCCCATCCGACAAAGATATTCAGCTATCTTGATTGTGATGGCACCGTCAAGGAACGCACTCTTGCGCTGAACATTTCCCTTCGTTACACGCTGTATGACGGAGGCTATAATTTCGCAACACTGCTCTATGCGGTTTATTCCGACGTGAACGGCTGGACTGTACAGATGGAAAAAGAGTAATACGAAGAATGTGCTCTGGAAAAATCCGAAATTCGAGGGCTTAACGAAGTAAGTATTTGGGAGGAAAAATATCATGGCAAACAATATCAACCGCGAGGGATTCAAAACGCTCCTCGATTTCGGCGTTCCTTCGTTCGAAGGCAATATCATTCTTGATTCCGGTGAGCTGTCCGAGTATTACTACCGTTTTATGCGCATACCGCTCGCCTATGGTGAGCACAAGGTAGATGTTCTGTACGGGCAGCGGTTTTATGGAACCTTGGAAAAGAAACCCGTAACATTCAATCAGGAGATACGCTTCCTTTGCCTCGTTGTCGACAATGCCAAAACCGTCAATGAAACACAGGACTTCAAAACGATTTTCTGCCGTTCTTCTTTTACCTCGGATTCTGTCATAGAGG